AGGAGGCTTATTTGGAAAAGGTTAAGTTGTTCGGATCAGTAGAAGAACAGCAGATTTTGGTTCAAGGATTCCTTGATAATGCAAAGGAAAATAAGAAAACAATTAAAAAGATCGTTGCCGATCGCGCCAAGGCAATTGCTAAGGCAAACAAGCCGGTTAAGCAGAAGCAATCACGCTCGAAGAAGACACCCACTGAGACCGACGGTGATGAGGCACCCGCCAAGCGCAGTCGTTCTAAGGCGTCTAAGAAGGTAAATACGGTCCAAGATGATCTTTTAAATGAACTTGTTCAATTGGCGCGTGATGATGCGCCAACGGGGGGTGCTGAACAGCCAGTGATTGTCGCTGGTTCTGCTTCTGTAACCACTGCCGAACCTGCGTCTGAACCGGAGGTTAAACCAAAGTCTGCCAAAAAGTCAGCCGGCAAGAAGAATGCAGTCGTTGCCTCTGCCTAAAATAAATAAAATTTACCAACAAACAAAAATAAAATTTACCAACAAACAAAAAATGAAACAAACGAAAAAAACAAAACAAAACAAAAATGAAAAATCAATAAAAAACAATAAAAATGTAATGTCTAATAAAAGACTCTTTTTTATGTAGAGACCGGTTGTGTCTCTATATTTGTAACAAAATTCACTTATTTTCTGTAAAAAATTGAAAACTTTTTTTACAGAAAAGTAATTGCATCAACTTTAAACTATAACTAGTTTCAATTCAAAATGTCAACCCCAGTTATTGAATCCCCTCGTGCTGCCAAGGCGACTAAGAAACGCTCGACCCCAGTTCTGGAATCTTCTTCTCCTGTTCCTCCCATTATTGTTGCTGCCACGGCGACTAAGACGCGCAAACCAACTCTACCGGATAAGTATGGTAAGTTTATTCAGTTTGCGTATTATATGATGGATAGCATACTCAATGAGGATTTTCAAATGGACAAGGAAGCCTATTTGGAAAAGATTAAGTTCTTTGGTTCAGTCGAAGAACAGCAAATTTTAGTTCAAGGATTCCTTACCAACGCCAAAGAAAATAATAAAACAATTAAAAAAATCATTGCCGATCGCGCCAAGGCAATTGCTAATGCAAACAAGCCAGTTAAACAAACTCGTGCCAAGAAGTCTGCTGTTACTGCTACCAGCGATGAAGCTGAACCACCTAAGCGTACTCGCAAGCCTCCAACAAAAAAGACCATTCAAACAGACGAAACCGATTTGTTAAATGATCTCGTACAGCAGATGACACTTGAACCAGTTCAAGAGCCAGAGAAAGTGGTTGTTGTTCCAGAAAGCGCGAAGAAGCCAAAGAGAACTTCGTCTCCTGCTGCAAAGAAATCCAAGCCACCGCCTCCCCCAGAGGAAGATTATCTTGCTGCAATGACAAATGAACTATTGCCAGAGACATTTGTAAGCGAACCAGAACAACCCGCTGCTGTAACTAAGCCAAAGCGCAAGACAACGAAACCGGTTTCGACTAACGCTACGGTAGATGCTGCGATTCTGACTGACTTGACAAGCATTCCAAATACAGACATTGAAATTACGCCAATTACGTTCAGTGGCGTAACCTATTTCACAGACAAGCAGTCACAACTCTATGCATATCCTGTTCCAACCGCAAAATCAATCGGAAAGTATGTTGCCGAAACACAAGAAGTATTCCTGAATTAGATTATTATGAAAATATAAAAAACAAATAAAAAACTAACCCTCTTTTTTTACACGGCATCTTTATTCAAGATTACCTCTCTTAGGACGTTTTTGATAATTTTATCTTCAAATTTACTATCTTCTTCTTTATCAAACCCACCCAAAGATGCTTTGTAATATTTAAAATAATTTTCGCACTCTTCGCTTCCTAAAATTTCTACGTGCGGTTTACTATTATCATACCATTTTCTTAATTGGTTATAATTTTTATTTGCTATATTTTTGATTGCTTTGCGTAAAACACTTTTATCTTCATCTTCTTTTTCCCATTTTTCATCATTTTTGATGTAAACAGTTTCACGTTTTAAATCTGTACAATGCATTGGACGCGTATGCAAATCCATGTCTTTAATTCGTTCTACCATTACCTTCGAAATGCCATTTACGAACCCAATGTTACCGGTACTAATGAAATCCTCCAATGTAACTTCAATCGAATTAATAAAATCTTTCATAGTAATCGCATCTTTGCAAGTTTCATTCAAAAATACGTTTAGATTGAATTTATTGTGACTATTTGTATTATTTGTCGTATTATGCCCTGCATTTTTTGCCAATTCAATCATTTGTTTGTTCTGGTCTATTAACAGTTCTTTGAATTCTGCATTTTGTTTTACTAATTCAATGAGCAAATTACTCTGGTCGGACTTGTCTTGTGTTTTTTCACGTACAAATTCCATAAATAATGCTAACATATCGTCTGAATTGGGAGTATTGTTTATATTATCTTCGTTTGTAGACATCGTCGCAATTGATGTACTACACGTTCGTCTGTGTTTACATAAAGATGACCCGTGTTTATACGTTTTTCCACATTCACATACGTGTTCGTTATTTATGAAATTTGAATTCTCTCTAAATAGTCGTAAATGACGTGTTGTTACCAAATGAATGTTCCAATTACTCTGTTTAGTTGTTGAAAACTTACATATATCGCAATAAAAACTGTTTGTGGGATCTTTCGGGTTGCCCACATCGGCATGTTTTTCGTTAGTCTCTGGATTAGCATTTGTTAGTCTAATGTGTTTTGCAGTTGCTTGATGTTTATTAAATTCTGATATAGACCTGCATATAACGTTACAATATTCACATAAAATATTTTGGGCATTTTGGGCATTTTTCTGGTTAGTCTCCATTCGGATATAATACTAACAGAAAAATGCCTAAGTAGTTTTCAGCATAATATATTTATTTTTTATCAGTAACAATATTTTTTACGTTGGATTATTTTTTGCTGCATTTAGGTAATAAACAGTATTTTTCGATGTTTTTATACAAGAATTATATTGAGTAAAACAAAATTGGACATTTATTTTTGTCCATTTTCGCGGAGCGATGCCATTTCTTTTCACGTTTTTTCTATGTCCCACAATTGGGAACTATATTGTACTTACAAAAATATATTACAAACCAATATATTTTCATAGAAATTTCAAATTTTTGCCACTGGACAATACGTATTGAGAACCGTAGTTTACCGTAAATCCCGTATCTTGTAATAATCCGAGAGTTACAGGAGTAATATAATTAGATCTACCCAAAAAACCCGTCATAATTTCATTTGGAATAATTGGATATACAATGCCGTCAATAATGCGCGGTTCTCTACTCTCATCCTCATCCATACCTTCTTCGAGATGAGAACCTTCGGTACCGTCCCCGAAATCATCTTCTATTGGCAAATATATAATGCCGGTAGTGTCTTTATTATTACTTTTTAACAGATTAATATACTGAGCGATCCCGTGAGGTCCAGTATATACGCTTGGTGGAATATCACTTTTAGAATTAAGATATTTATAGGTAGAACGAGAACCGCCGATAAGACCAACAGTATGCAATATTTCGTGCAATAAAACAGACACGTTCTGTTCAAACAAAACATCATTTAATAAGATCGTTTTTCCAATGTTATTCGTGTTTAACCAAATATGGCGCGTTTCCCAAGAAGCCATACCCAAAGTCTGTTTTTCAAGCGTATCATCAAAATGCACCGTAATTTTATAAGGTGTATTTCGATTTGTAGTAATAACAATGTCGTTTAATATATGCATAACAATGGACGCAATTGGTTCAAGACGAATGTCCGAATAATGAATAGAAAAAAACAGGTTTTTCGTGGTAAGATTCATTACAATCTAATGGTATACAATAATATCATATATCGTCAAATACAAATAAAAATATTATGATATTATAAATGGTAGATTACAAAACCACATCGAGATTACTAACCATTTCGTGTTTAACTGGATTTATTGGTGATGCAACATTACAATTTTTAACGCAATTTATGGGTGGGGAGACCGGTTGGGATTAAAAGAGTATTTCAAACAACACGGGTCAGCAGAAGCGTTGTACATAGCGGGAGGGATGATGACATTGTTTTATGTAATCTATTTAGTCTTGCTCGGATTACCACCAATATGGTATTATTTGGCGGTGTATGGGGTGATTTTAGACTTGGTATTCAGAGTGACTATGATATTCCCCAGTTTACACCTTTTAACATTTCAAACGCCGATTTTTATATAGTGAAAATTATATAAAAATAATTTATTACATTACCTTAATGAATAACGAAGAACTTATTAAGGAAAATATTTTGTTAAAAGAAGAATTAGAAAAAACGAAAAATGAATTAATTGAAACAAAAGAACATCTCAAAAAATATACAGCACCAATAAGAAATAAAATATATTATGAAAAAAATAAAGAGAAGGTTATAGAAGATGGAGCGAAATATTTAAAAAATTTAAAGGAACAACACCCTGAAAAAATAAAAGAATACGCAAGACGGGCTTATTTGAAAAGAAAGGAAAAATTACAAATAGAGAAGGACGAGAAAGTTTAGGATTATATAATTATGCGAAAAACTATATAATCATTCATTGTATTTCATAATATATGGTTGAAATAACAGATTTCAAAAACTTCAAACAAAATGTTATGAATAAGTTAAGTGGATATAGGAAACAAGATAAAGCTATATTAGCGCGTTATCCAAATCTAAATGAAAACAAACAACGGATTACATATGACGAGTGTGTAAAATTAGTTCAACAATTAGATACTGTGGTATGTAGTGTATGTAAAGATACTATGTTATTTCAAGACTATACTCCTTGGTGTATGTATCAGTTTTCATTTGATAGACTTGATAATAAAATTATACATTCAATAGACAATATACGAGTTATATGCTGGGGATGTAATTCATATCCAAATCAAACAAAAAAATGTTCTATATGTAATCATACTCAAAATTTACTAGTTCAAGAATTACTAATCTAATTTATTTAGGAATTTATATAATTATGCGGAAAATTATATAAATATAAAATATTTAGTAAGTATATAGGATGGTGAAAAAGAAGAAATCATTAGAACCTCCTGAAAAATATAGATGCTTGAAAGTTCCCATTACTGCTATTTTACACGACGATAGTAAGGTTGCTGAACGAAATATGGATATTTTACAAAACGCTATTTCACGGGCAAACGCAATTACTTCTAAATCGTATATGCTATTACGGTTATGGGTTCTTGAAAAATACCATAATAACCTTACTATTCCTGAACTTACAGAAGATACTGTTTCTATGGCGATGAAATCTGTTTTGAAACCTTCATCTGGACCGAAACCAAAAGGAAATAATCTACTTTTATTACAAGAGTTTCAATCTTTATATGACTTTCCACTTGAAGATGGTAAGAACCTATCTGCTATATTAGATTATTATGCTACTACTATGCTTACATCTATTACAAATAACATTAAAATACACTTTTTTGATTATGTAAATCGGTTCATCAACTCTTATTTTAAGGCAATTTACAAGGAAGAAATTACGAATAAAGTATTCAAAAAACAACTATTCAAAGAACTTCGTATGGTAAAAAATGATATTTTGAATAATACTTTGTTATGTGATGAAAAATACCATAATTGGGTAAATGAAACCAGATACAAAATAGTTCCCAAAGAGTATGACACAAGTTATTATTATGATGTATGTTGCGAACCATACAAGTATCTAAAACATATGATTTTTATGTGTTTAGAACTGGAAACATTAGAAGCAAAAGCATTTCAGTTTTTTCCAATTCAAACAAACTCTATTCCACGACACATTCAGGTAGATACTAAGGCGATGGTAGAGTTATTTGTAGATACAAAACGAGATGAAAAACTAATGAAAATCTGTAAGTTTCCTGTAAAGGATGGAAAAATAATGAGTGCGACTTCTGGAAACCTGAATAATTGTCTGGAAGAAAACAAGGAGTTTATCTGGGATTATTTATGGAATGTGAAACAAACACGCAAAAATTATCAGTTTGATTATACGATTATTACAGATGGATATGCGACTTCTTTGCGATTTCTTCATAAAGATTATGTTGAAGAAGAACAACAAAAGAAAGATAAGAAAAAACAAGGTAAAAAAGCATTACAAGGTCTTACCAAAGAAGAAAAAGAAAACCGCAAAGAAGAAAAGAAAGAACAACAAAAAGAACTTATCAAACTTTTACGAAAACAACGCAAGGAAAATCCACCCAAGAAAATAGAAACAACCGACGAATTACCAGAGTTTCCGTATATTGATGAATTGCCGATGGAAGTGTTAAAGGGAAAACATATTTTTATTGACCCTGGAAAACGCTCGTTATTTACGATGATGGATGATAAAGGGAAGTTTTGTTCTTATACAAATGGTATGCGTATCAAAGAAACAAAACGATTAAAATATCAATCGTTGCTTAAAAACTACAAGGATAAAATCCACATTACAGAACCCGAACAAACACTCAATACTTTCAATTCCAAAAGTTGTAATATTGATAAGTTCAAAGAATATATCACAAAAAAGATGGAAGTAAATGATATAGTAGTTCCATTATATCAAAATATTCAATTTCGTAAATACAAGTGGTATGCTTTTATCAATAAGAAACGAAGTGAAGATAATATGTTGAATATGATTGAGAAAAAGTATAGCAAAGACCATACCATTATCATAGGAGATTGGAGTATAGGGAAGCAGATGCGACACTTTATTTCCACACCTAACCTATCACTAAAAAGAAAATTAAATGAGCGTTTCAACGTGTATAACATAGATGAGTTTAGAACATCTTGTATATCTTACAGAACAAAAGACCTTTGTAAAAATCTGTATTTGCCTGATAAAAAAGGCGAAGACAGAAAAATCCACTCAATCCTAACATATCAAATGGAAAACAACAGGAAAGGGTGTATCAATCGTGATAAGAACGGATGTAGAAACATCCAATATGTATTCAACTACTACAAGAAGACAGGAAAACGACCGATGAAATACAGTAGAGAATACAAGTTTGAAAGAATAGCATCAACCACCGAAACGAAAGTGGAGGTTGTCAAGTGTGCTAACGCCTGAAAAGGTGCCTTTACACCACAATAAGAAAAAAGAAATGGACGATAATTTTATTTTTTAAGATAATTTTGTCTCATTTTTCTTTTTAGTCGGTGTAATGCCATTGGGTATAATGAAAGCAATTGATTATCTATACGCAAAATAAATGTTCTCAGCAAAACAATATAAACTGAATTTTTGAAAAAATGTATTATGGAAAATTCCGTTCCCGCGCCCCTTCCCTTGACCGAGGTTCAAGACAAACCAACCGAAGTACCTCTTGTAAGTATTCCAATTAATGATGATAATGCTGCACTGAATGTTTTAGTTGGATTTATTGGCGTTGCACAAAAGCGTGGTGCGTTCAATATACAAGAATCCGCCAAGTTATGGGAATGTATCCAACGATTCACCGCTCAACAAGCATAATGCGTATTAGATACACAAATAAATACATAATATCCTTTTTCGATATTATGCATAAGTTAAAACTATTGTAACAATGAATGACATTCAGATATAAATTCGTCGTCCGTTTTTGGTATAATTTCTTGATATTTACCAACCAATAGTTCAGTCATAATATAATTTAAATCGTCCATAGTAGCATCTAGTCGAAGTATATCACCCGTTTTAATATTAAAAATTTTAAATGCTTTTACGGGAGTTTCTTCATTTGGATTAGATCGCACGTTCCACAACCAAGCATATGCGATGACTTGAACTAGATGTTCGATGGTGATTTCGGAGGTACATTTTAGTTCCCATACAGTGGATTCAGTGATTAAGTCAACACGAGCCGTGAAACGAAATTGTCGTGAGTCACCGAATATAGTGTTTAAATACGCGTCGATATTGACGTGTTGTTCATCGGCAGATTCGTGTATAATAGTATCTTCAATACTCGGCATCGTGTTCTCGCAATCGGGACCAATAATTGTTCGCAGACGTTCTTTACAAGCCATAACCATATCTTCGGTTAGCCAGTTGTATTCGTCTCTTTCTATTTGTTTTAGTTTGAAATAAAGCATTTCTTGTGCAGCAACACTAACATTTGCAATATATAAATAATCTTCTATTGATTCTATCCGTTTGGGTAAATCATTTACGATTTGTTTCAAAAATATGTGTTCATTTGATCTCATGTTCTCAATACTATTCTTAATAACATCAAATAATACATTGCCTCGGTTCTCGGTGTTTTGTTTAGTTGTCCATAATTCTTTTAGATAATCGTAATACATGCACGGTATAGCAATGCCGTTTAAGTCACTAACTTCTTCAAAGAATCCTCTTTTTGTTTGAATAACGGTAGGTATATCTAACACAAGTTGGTTCTCGTTTTCTTTGACAAAAATGCGATCAATAATCGGTGAAATGTTTTCAATAACCGTTTCCGATATGAATCGTACAAGTTCAGTCGGAGTAATAATATGTTTTTTTATTAGATTTGCAAACAGTTCGTCTCGTTCATCATCGTCTTGAAAAATACTCTGATGATTTCCTTTAAATGTGATGTAATCACACTGTTTCATTTCAATATGGTTCATTTTCAGGAAATCAAGAGGACGATTATTCGAATATCCCGCGGTTTCCAATAGATATAATCCTTGTGTAGCTCGGGTAGCAGCGACATATAACGTATTTGGACAGATATCTCTGGGCAATCCGCGTGCATAATACTTTAAATATGAATTATCAAAGCCAACGACAAAAACATATTTGCGTTGTCGCCCCTTTACACTATGAAATGTCGAGAACACAATCTTTCCGTCGATCACGCGGTCGTCCATTTTCTCATTTTCTAACATAGGAACGTGACACGGAACGTCCTTTTCAACGAGTGTGTTCTCCAAATTACGTATATTACTGTTACTACCCTTGACCGAGTTACCCAAAATGAATATTTCACACGGTTTAACCCCTTGTTCCATTAATCTGGTTACCTCGGCAAATACAACTTTGCAAATATTATATCTAGAATTACGAATATAAGTAACTTTATCGCCGTCTCTGCACGCATCCATTCTAGGTTCTCCCAACATTACATTGTTTACGAATGATCGCATCTGATTTGTAATACGAAATGACATTTTCATAGTACATTTCTTAAAGGTGGAGGTTCTCAACAAGACAAAATTAGACCATATAATATCAGACAAAGTAAGGAATCGTATATCGGCACCTTTGAATTCATACAACCCTTGCATATAATCCCCTAGAATCAATAATTGAATGGGTTTATTGTAATCTTTTACAAATTTAACCATCAAATGAAAATATAATAATGTCATATCTTGACACTCATCGAGAACCAGCAGATCGATATCACCAATAATCTCTTTGGGAGGGGTATTTTTAAATAATAAACGCCTGATTTCAGTATCAGTGTATCCAGTGGACAAGTAATAACGTTTCGCTAAACTATGATATGTATGCACTGTAATATTAGTAAGTTCATTCCGTTCTATGGTCTCTTTGACATCTTTACGTAAAGAGGCGTTATATGTTAATTGTAATATACGTTTATCAGTAAGTTCTCTTGCAATCGATAAAATGAGAGTCGTTTTACCGGTACCTGCTACGGCATCAACCATGACATTATGTCCGTCGCGAACCTCGTTTAATATTATTTGTTGTTCTTCACTCAATACAATCATTGAGGTAGAGAACCTTCGGTATATAAATAACAACACAAAACGTTTATATATATTTACAAAGTCATTTTCACATAAAATTGAAAAACCCGACGTGAATAAAGTGTATATAACAACTTTACAAAATGGAGGTCGATTATGAAAAAATGTTTATGTACGTGTTACCATATATACGTGATAGCACATATATCAAATATATAACGTGGTTGTTCTCAATTATCCCGGTATGTAGATGGGCTTATAATTATTTGCAAACGAACAACCTGAATACATCATCTGCTGGTATAAGTATTGAAACACATACAATTACCCAAAAAAGTGGAAATGATAAAACATTTATTAATAAAACAAGTACTATATTCAAAGCCATTGTCCACGAACTTAAAAATAGTGAAAATATCAATAAATTTACTGAACTAATCGAAATAATGTACAAAGAAGACCAATGGTCGTCAGAAGCGAATTATGATTTCTTCCCGAAAACGAAAGGAATGTTCTTATATTACTTTGATTACAGTAAAAAAGAGATTTGCGATAAAATGAACAATAATACGTGTAAAATAATGATTGAAACACGCTATATAAAAGACGACGACAATAGTCAAGCTAGACAATATATTCGTTTATATACACCGGATAACAATACATTAGGCATTAACATTTACACAGAGTATATTAAAAATAAATATGAGGCGTATGAAAAGAATAAACATAAAAACGACACGCTGTATTATTTTGAAATTGAAAATATTATAAAAGAAGACAACTATATGGTTGTTCGGTTTACAAAAAAGGAATTAAACCATACAATATCGTTGAATAATATCTTTATTAACAAAGACGATAATTTCAATAAAGAAATTCTAACCAATATAATTACTAATTTTAAAAATGATCCTAATACCAAAACTATACAACAAATCAAATATAAAGAAGAATGTGATAGAATCGGGATGCCTTGGAAAATGGGTATATGTATTCACGGATCGCCAGGAAATGGTAAAACTACTTTTATTAAAATTATTGCATCTGAAACAAGGCGTCATATCTTTTGTATTAGTCTATCTAAAATTAAGAATAATAATGAATTAAACAAAGTGTTTAATACGAAACAAATAGATGGGATTGATATAAAGAATGATAACATAATATACGTGTTAGAAGATGTTGACGCTCAATGTGAGTGGATACATAATCGAACAACTGTAAAACAAAATATGGCTGCGTTAAAAGAGTTATCTTTAAAAAATACGAAGGCGGATACATCGATATGTTCTTTATTAGTAGAAAAAGAGACACCCACGTTAGACTGTTTATTAGGTATTCTGAATGGACCGATTGATATGGTAGGAGCGATTGTCATTTTATCAACAAATCATCCTGAAATGTTAGATCCTGCATTAATTCGACCAGGAAGGATTGATTTAAATATTGAATTTAAAAATGCGTCTCTGGATTTAATTAAAGAAATGTTCATTTATTATTTTAGATTAGATAATAATTATCATTTATTGAATAAAATTGTAATAGATGACTATATATTGTCTATATGTAAGGTGCAAAACATACTATGTAGATATTATTTCAATGAAATTAATTACTATCAAACCCTTGATAATATCAAGATGAATTCAAAATTAACGAAAAAGGCGTTGGAATTTTGCGAACAAAATCGAATTGCGTGTATTAATCAGTTAATTACAGAATCTCAAAAAATAATCAACAAAAAGAATGTATAAGTAAATTCCATAAAAAATTGAACAACAATTATACAAATATCTGTTTATAAACAAATAATATCAATAGATAACAATGGCAGGTGAATTGATAGCTATAATAGCTTTTGGAGTGTTTATAGTATGCGCAATGTTGTGGGCTATGGGTGATAATTCAACAAGAGTAACACCAAGAAGAAGAAAGTAATAACTACAATCTAAACATTTGTAGTTATTCGATAAAAATATTATATTATGTCATTTATTTTACTTAGACACGCGTTCTCGGCGTCTAGATGCAAGACGTTTGCGAAAAGTTTTATTATTTTGTAATCCACGCAATAATCTCATTTGTGCTAATGCATTTTCTTTCGTTGTGCACTTAGCAAATGTTTTTTTTGTGTCTGAGTTATAGACACGATAACAATCTTGATTACGAACCTTGCGAGTTTTATAAGGCATATATATTATACAAAGAAAATATTGTTACACACTGGTTGCTCACGTTGTATCTAGATCACTAATATTGATTACACCGTTCATTGCCGAATGGAATTGACAAACATAATACAATGTGCTTGGTGCATCGTAAGGAATTTCAAATATTATCTGCCCATTAGATGTACCATTATTTGTAACCCCAGTATTATATACATTTTCAGAATTATATGGCACAGCACTTGTTTGAATCCAAAAAGGGTGACCGGTTGCATTGACGTTAAATAAATATGTAAATCCTCTTACTAAATTAAGAGTTAGATTATTTGTGTCATCAATTACATATGCGTCAGAACCACTATTAACAACATCGTAAGATGTAGCACCAGTATTGCCAGTATCACCAGTATTGCCAGTAGCACCGGTCGATCCAGTTGTTAGCGTAGAAGTGTAGAGCCCTCCGCCATATACACCAGCAAGCTGATATAATGCATTTGACGAAACTGATACACACCTCCATTCTTTATAATCAAGATCTGGATTCGGGTTTTTCGCCCACGAAACGCCGTAATCAATAGAATAATAGATAGAACCATTTTTAGCAACTGCCGTGATACATTGTCCGCTTGCTGATATCGAAATTGCCTGCCAGAGAATATCAGTAACGATTGGAAGGTCAATTTTACTCCAAGCCAATCCATAATCATTAGATGTATAGATTTCACCAACAATTTCAATTGCTACTTGATATTGTCCATCAGAAGACATATCGACTCCATACCAGTTATGATCATCCCAATACCCTTCTTCATCAGTGATGATATTGGTAGTATTCCAGGTTACACCATAATCAGATGATCTATATATATTCTCACAAACAATGGTTTGGTATCGTCCGTCATACGACATACTTACTCCGGCAGAAGGAAATGTTATAATTGAGTTGTAAATATCACTATTTTCATCCGAATATTTTGTCCAAGTCAATCCAAAGTTAGACGACCGATAAATTGCATCACCTTGTGAAATAACCAATTGATATTTTCCAGATAATGAAATGCAGACAAAAATATCAGTATTATTAATGGTTTCGGTTTCTGTCCAAGTTACACCATGATCAGAAGAAATATATATTTTTTCACCGTTAGACGCTGTTTGATATTGACCTGAGTGAGACATCGAAATACAATTTGTCATAGCATTGCCGATATCGAAAGTATTAGTCCAGTTCAAACCATAGTCGGATGAGACATAGATACCACCAAATTCTTCAACCGCAGTTTGAAATTTCCCACTTGCAGAAATTGCACAAGAAAGCCAATTCATATTATCAAGAGTAGCACTAGTCGCATCGACCCATGTAACGCCATAACTGGTGAATCGTGTATCGCTGATATTAGAAAGAACAATAAGAATGGGAACAGTATATACTTGTGTAATATTAATAAGAGAAGAAGTAGTTTGTTTTTTAACAAGCGTAAGTCGATTAATATAATTAAGACTACTATATATTCGATCTACTTCTGCTAGATTAGAAGGACCAACATTATATATTGGAACATATGGTTCAGCTTCAATGTCAACGGTTAATGTGATAGAGATGCCTTCCGTTATATATATTAAATCGCCAGCAATAAACCCATCTTTAAAGGTAAGATTTTTATCAGGTGGGCGATTTCCAAAAGGATTATTACTACACGCTCGTTTTATATTATCAGTTAATCTGTGAACAGTAATCGATCCACTTAGGTCGGATACATATGATCCTGCAAAATTAAAAGTATTCCCGTTAATTATATGTATAAGTGCACTCGCATCAAACACCCCGTTATTAATATTATAATGTTCTTCGCCACTAAAAAACGATGAAAACCCATACGGTGCGCCAAAATATTCTAATATAGTATAATTAAAATCACTATATAACGTGGATAAACTACCCATTGAAAGAATATTATCAACACCAACCAGTTGTATTAGATCGCTAGAAGTAATTTCCAGTTGGTCGGTTAAATATGTATCATTTTCTACATCATAATTAACTTCAAGGACATTAATATTTGATGCATCCTTAACAATACCAATTCGTTGGTTTAAAATATCAACACCAAGTCTTATTTGCAATGCATTTGCAAGAAAAAACTCTTCTGATACAGCAATTTCTGGAAAGGATTGTAGTAAAGAATATCCTCCGGATGCATCATATGCATACGATCTACCAATAATTGGTTCGTTATCAATAAATGCCATCTGATTAAAATAATACTTTATATTAAATTATACTAAGATAAGTTTTGCAAGGTTAATAACAAGGGTGCATTAGATGTATGTTGCAGAATAATAGTATCTTCATATAATGGGTTCTCTATATACGCTTTCTGCTCTATTTTTAAGTCAAGCGTAATCGTAATACCGGATAAAATGAGAATACGGTCACCTGCAATAAACCCATCATAGATTGTATGTCCATTACGATTATTAAACGGATTGGTTTCAGTGACAAAGTTTAATATATTAGTTAATTGAAATACATTTATAATTCCATTTAATTTATAAACATAATTATTCGATAAATCCAGATATCGCTCAGTAATTATATTAATAAAGTCACTTGATGTAAATTCGGGATAATTCATATATACATTACTACTAGCATCATACAATGAATCAAATCCATCTGCATATCCAAAATATGTATAAGATTTACGCTTAAATTCTCTATAAATGGTAGAATATTTACCAACAGATCTAACGTGTTGCTCAGTAATATTATTTAAAAATTCATCAGCAGTTATATTGACAGAATCATCGGAAGTATTAAGTTTTAAAATAGTAGAGGAGGAATCAATCACGTTAGTATTAGAAGCATCTTTATATATTCCAAGTTTTTCATTAAAAATGCGTACATCAAAATCAATATGAAGTGCGTGAGTTGAATCAAATAATTGAGTTAGATCAGTACCATTTGTGCCAATGTATGGTATTTCTCCAAAATGTTGTTCCATACTAAGAGATCCTCCTCCGCGAATAACATATTTTATGTATGTATAGTCGGGTGTCGTCATAGAGAAGTAATAATATTGTATATGTAAAACATAATATTATAAATCGTAAAGCATTTTTAAATCCAAACAAAATGAATAATTGGCGTTGTTCATATTTAAAAGCCTACCGCGGTCATCGAACAAACGTATTCGAAGTCGTTGTATATCAACCGGACCAAAATATGTACGTGGTTCAGTAACGATATTATAATCATTTTCCATAATTAAACTAAAATAGGATCCTTTAATTGAAATACGTGCCAGAATATTTGGGTTCATAATTGATTCATTAAATACATTTATAAAATGGTTATGCGAACTATTGCAAAAATCATCCACCGCCAAATAAATATATCGCAATGAAGCCGGTTCAATAATAGAATCCGCAGTATAAGAGGTTTGTCCAGTATATTTACGACGAATGAATCCTAAATTCCAGCCGAGTTTAGTAGAAACTTCGACTGTATCCACTATACCATTAATGTCTCGCGTAAAATCCATTAATATATTAGTAATTCGTTCAGCTAAAACCCCGCTAGGTTGTATTGTTACTTTACCAGTTCCAGATCCGGTTTGTGTAATATCTAATGAAAGTTGAATATATGAAAAAATATCATTGGGAGCAAGTAATTCACCAAGGTCGCTAACAGGGCTGAGTAGTCGGTTTATTTTATCAAGTAAATCAGCAGCATTATAATTTCCGTCTGGAACAACAACAACTTTATCTGAAATTAATGGACCACCGGAGGCATCAGTATATGAAACGCTAAAATATATAAAATTATTTCCATAATAACTTGATATGCCATAAAATGAAACCGGTAGTTCTAATGCGGATAAATGCATTGAGACCACCTTATTAAACTTCGTCGGCAATTGTAATGTAAAATCTGAACTATGAGTTGAATATAAATTATCACGAAATCTGGTATCAATATTCAGACTTTTTGTAATAACTCGTGTATCTAATTGATTTAATTTACCTGGAAAAAAATTACTATTATTGGCATATACGAATTGAGTTTCTGGACGTTCAATCAATTCGTCTTTTCGACTGGGGACATCATTTAATAATGGCGAATCAATAACATCTAGTTTATAATTAGTCGGAATAGTAGTTGGTTTTTTCGGTTTATCACATTTAAGTGAAATAAGCAACCGTTTTGCTTGTTCTAAGAATTCGATAAGATTTTGTTTAAATCGTTTATCAATATGTCCAGTTGAGAGGAGAGTTTCTCTAATATTATATTCTTTCAATTCGATATCACTTGCTGTATATTTACGACCGGATTTCAGCTGAAAAAATGTTTCCAGGTCATTAACGCTATAATTGTTAATGTCTAAATCGAGGCTTTCCATTACTTAATATCAAAAGACATATTTTTTATATATTCTTTCTAATAGAATATAGATAATTCATCAACACCCAATAAGTTACCTATTTAGATATTACGCCAAACTCACAATATTGCCACCAGTTATAAGATTATTGTTATGAATTCTTTTCGGACAATCTATTATACAAACTGTTGTTATGTCATCTAGTCAATATACAGCTTTAAAGAGGTATAAAGAGATGCTTGCGGGGTGTGAGACATCAATCGCTGATGATAAATTACCAGTTCCATTTGGATGTGCACGACAAACAATTTCTATATTGGGTACTGGACCGACCGGTCCAACCGGTTTTATTGGTCCAACCGGTTGGACTGGACCAGTAGGTCCAACTAATGGAGGTGTATTTGCAATATTCGCAGAGGCGACCGATTTTAACGCGAATACAAATAATGGTTTCATATTTTCAATCGGCAATAATGCAAATCAACCTAGTAATCAGACACACGGTTTTCCTATTGGTATTTCGTGTACATTGAATTATATTGGTATAAAAGTATTAAACCCTACTTTCACAGATGCTACGATTGAGATATATAAAAACGGTGGTGGAACTGGATTAATAATTACAGATATAATTAACGATAGTTATACTAACAATGTAAATATAAATTTTGATGTAGGAGACTTTATAAACATCAAATGTTTAGCTGGAACGGGAGGAGGATTAATCACTGTAGGATTATGGTTTACTACTGATGGTATAATTGGACCAACAGGTCCAATTGGTCAAATCGGTCCAATTGGTCAAATCGGTCCAACCGGTGCAACCGGACCATCATTATCATTATCTGACATTGTAAATGATGATATAGAATTTAAAGCGGGATTCCAAGTTATTGGAGATGTTTCATTCTACCAACATTTATTTGTACAAAATGATGCAACTCTGAATAATAGATTAACAGTTTATAATGATGTATCATTTAATCGTTCATTAAGTGTTGCGGATGATGTATCATTTAATTCGGAATTGTATGTCGGCAAGAATACTATTTTAAATCGCCAACTATTTGTAAATGATGATGTGCAGTTGAATAGTAAGTTAATGGTTGTATCTGATGTGTTAATGAATAGCAAGTTAGCTGTTGCCTCTGATGTTTCATTGAACGGTAAGTTATTTGTCAAAGGAGATGTTTCCTTGAATAGCAAGTTAATAGTTGCAAATGATGTGTCATTAAATAGCAAACTATTCGTTAGTAACGATGTGTCATTAAATAGCAAACTATTCGTTAGTAACGATGTGTCATTAAATAGCAAACTATTAGTTGGTGGCGATGTGTCTATGGATAGTATTTTAATGGTGGCTGGCGATGTGTCATTGAATTCCAACCTATTTATTAACGGGGATGTGTCAATGGATAGTATTTTAATGGTGGCTGGCGATGTGTCATTGAATTCCAACCTATTTGTTAGTGGCGATGTGTCTATGGATAGTATTTTAATGGTTGCTAGTGATGTGTCATTAAATTCCAAACTCTTTGTCGGCGGCGATGTATCTATGAACGGTGGGTTGATAGTTGCAGAGAATACATATTTAAATTCTAACTTATATGTTTCGAATGATGCAATACTACTTAATAATTTGGTTGTTAGTAATAACGCCATCTTACAAAATTCGATGTTTATTCACAACGACGCCTCTTTAAACAGCAAATTGTTTGTTGTTGGTGACGTATCATTCAATCAAATACTAACAGTAGGAGGAGATGTGTCATTAAATAGCAAATTATTTGTTAGCGGCGATGTCTCATTAAACTCCACGCTGTTTGTTAGTAGCGATGTGTCAATGGACGGTGGGTTAATGGTTGCAGAGAATGCATATTTAAACTCTAATTTATATGTTTCGAACG